TCTTCTTCAATCTCTCCAAAACATCACTCTTTTTGCGTGTCTTAAAGTCTTGTGTCTCTCTAAATTCTTGAAAGTTGTTCTCTCGTGCCTTTTTCTGACGTGCAACCTCTTTCTTGGCTATTTCTATATCTGTTAGCATCTTGGTCATTTTCTCTCCTGAAACGCTTGCCATAGTGCACCTATGTTTGGTCCTTGCCATTGAGCACCACATGACTTGCAATAAATAACATTTCCATTTAAAACAACGTCCTTGTGTGGGCACTTCTTACCCTTCAACTCAACCTGATACTTCTCGCCATCAAACTGTTCATCTTCCATTGGGGGTAGTTTAGGTGGGGAATCAGGTTTCATAATTCCTTCCCTTCTGGGCCATCATCTGTTGTAAATTCTTGATCTGTGCTTTAAGTCCTTCTTCGCTTAAATGTCCCAATACTTTCTTACTCACTTCAACTTCTGCCCTCATCTGACAATAGACATCATAGAACTTATCCCTGCTGTCGTACTGACTGGGGTCTGGCCATTCCTTGATTAGGAGGAGCCTGAGGTACGGGAGCATTCCCAGCTTGAAGTCCGCCGACTTGACCAGCCTGAGAAGTGCCTGAAGGTTGTCCAGTGCCTTGCTCTGGGACTGGAGCCTCGACTGCTTCAAAGTATCTTTCACTGTCTTGTTTCCGGCCATGCTTTATTATACACTTAAATATAATGGCAGGCAAAAAAGGAGTTAAACAAGCAAAGGGATGGGCGAGGAAACACTCATGTTGTCTTGAGTGTCACACTAAAAGTAGACCACATAGAGCAAAAGGGCTCTGTGGACGTTGTTACATGAGAAAAAACCGAGCAACTTATATCGAGTCGACCATGAGATACCGCAATTCTGAAAAGGGAAAACTTGCTAGAGCAAGACGCAATAAAAGATATTATAAAAAGAAAGGGTTGGAATACAATCGAAAATATAGAGAAGAACACAGAGAAGAGCTTAATAAAAAGATAAGAAAAAGAATGGCCAAACATGGAACAAGTTACATGGCAAGACTGTCCGATAATCACAACAGAAGATCAATGACAAGAAAAACAGATATCTCTGCAAAATGGCTATTAAGGCTGAAAAGAAAAACTAAAACGTGTCCCCTGTGTGAAATTAAACTAAAGGACAAGGCTTGTTACCCAGACGGGAAACAACTAGACCACATTCTACCTCTGAGTCGGAGGGGCTTGCATGTTAGATCTAACGTTAGGTACATTTGTGCTAGGTGCAACATTACCAGAGGAAACAGGAGCACCACCTGATTGTTGACCTGGCTGTTGTCCGGATTGTTGCATTGGTGCCTCGACTGCTTCAAAGTATCTTTCCGAATCCTTACTCCCGTTGTTTTCTAGTATTGAAACTAATAACTCTTTTATCTTTGGTCTGTATCCTTCTAATTGTAACATTTGTGCCACTTGAGGGTTCATCAGCATCTCAAATGCCCTCTGTTGACCTTCTCTCATCTCTTCGTTAGCACCTGCCGCCATTGATTTAACATCTGATACATAGTCGTATATTCCTTCCATGTCATCTGCGGTAACTGTTACGTCTGCTGAGTCTTCTAGTTCGCTCATTTTCATCTTTGGCTTGATACCTTCTTCTGTAACAACTGGATACTTAGGCATTGAGCCTGCTTCCATCATCTTGGCTATGTCGTCATCGCTAACATTACCCCCGGAAAGGTCGATATTCTCTGCTATCAAGTCCATAGCCTCTGGGTCGACTTCCATTTCGTCCATCCCCATCCTTTTGAAGTATTCAAATGACTCAGTTCCCAATATCTTCATGACTATCTCTTTCTTATTGGGATCGCTGAATAGGAACTGTTTGTTATTACTCACCCACATACTCATCATGTCCTCTATACACTCTGCTATTCTGTTTTGGTTGGACTGATCTCGGATATTCTGTTGTTTAGCGGTCTGTTTAACCTCTGTAGCTGTCTTATCAGGGTTAAATGGGTCTATTTGGCTAACGCCTTGTGAAAGATCGCCCATAGCTGTGTTAAAAGCTGACACCAAAGACGAATAAGTAGTCTGGAAATAACGGAGTGCTTCGCCACTACCTCTCATTTCTTCTACTGCGTCTTGTCTGTCGACTATCCATTGTGCCTCAGGACCATAAATTATTGTTTCAATTCTACAAGCACCACTAATTATCTTTACTGGTGGCCTGATGTGAGTGTTCATGTTGTCCAAGTATCCACATAGGGTGGCTTGTATGGCTCTCCACAATGGCAGTACCGGTTCGACTTCGCTCTCTCCCAAAGGATCGTCATTAAGAGGGTAGTATTTAAGTTGAACAATAGGTATCTTGCCGTGTTTATTGGGGTTGTCTATCTCTCTTAGTATAATGTCGTGCTTAGGACTGAAGGTTATCCACTTATCTACTCGGTACTCGTGAACAATCTCTACTATTGGAAATGTTTTGTCGTCACCCATTCTGTCAGTCAGTCCCTTGTTGCTTAACAGCCTGCTTGTGTAAGCCGTGTCCCTTCTGTCGTTGGCAGTGTTCTCATCAGTTCTAATCGCTTTAATCAGTTTGGATAGTCCTGGATATAACTTCTTATCTTCTTCTAAGTCTTCAACCTTAGCCCACTCTCTAGACTGGAACCATTTAGCATCACGAATGTTGTGGCTTGTTGGGTCAATACCACAATCTCTGATGTCTTTGGGTTCAAATTCGTTGCCCTCGAATACTACTTTCTTGCCTTCTTTCTGAGTCTTCCATAATACACGTGCAAATTTACTGGCGTATAGTCTGGTGTCCATGTCCATGTCTGACCACTTAGATAACATTGTTCCGCCGAAGTTAGCGTTATCCCATTGGAAATCTAATACAGAGTTGTTTATACGTGCCTTGAGTACATCCCCGCCCTCTCTTGGTACAAGTCGTCCTCTTAGCTTGGAGTTCAATAGTCGTCCGTTCTTCTCATTTAAGGATGTTCTTATGCGTGGGTCTACAACACGTGCAATATAGGGCCAGTCTGTTGGCAACTTGCCCCAGTAGGCATCAGTAATGTCGTTATAGCCATTCTTACGCATGAGGCGTTTCTCCATGTCCTCTGTCCAGTCGTTATAGTGTTCTTTTACTTCTAGTATTGTATCCATATATTAATTTAGCCAATCTTCGTTATGGTTATCAACCCACAGGCCACGAGAGATGCTTATTTTAATCTGTGATAATGTAAACCCCTCCCCAAGTTTATTGAAACATTTAGAACAAATCCTGATAAAGTCCCTATCTCCTATGTGTATCATGTAAGCTGGTAAGCCAAGTGTTTGTTCTTCAGCACATATCTGACAATACCATGTATCTAGGGTTTCTTTAACTATCCCCTTGCGTGCTCCACCATATTTAGTCCAACCATACATTTTCTTTGTAAGGCTAATTGAAGCAAAGCTGGTTAGATTGACCATTTTTCCTTATTATACTCTTTAACCCGATACGATCTCTTTTTATACATGACCAAGAAATAAGCTAGTGCCCTTAGACCATCAAAGTGATGATGAAAGCGCCTATGGTCATCCCACTTCGGCTTTATTTCAATACCAGTTTTTTTAACCTGCTCCAACCAAACCAAGTTTTCTATCTCTTGTACTAACCAGTTAATCTCTGTGCCTTTATCTGGATCGAACCTGACAAGATCGTCCGATATGAACAGCCTTGGTTCGCCAGTAGCCTTTTGTATCTTGCCATACTCAGCCAATTTCTCTGCCAGCGTCTCATCCCAACTAGCATTTCCTCCTGGTAATTTTTCAACAGGTATCAAGCTCATTCCCTTTGTCATTAAATCCTGAGTTAATCTTGGATTGTCAGTATCTATCCACCCGCTTGTAATGGTCATCCCGCCCGTCATCGAGTTCCTCTTATTAACTATCTCGTCAGCAATAAGTTGTGGTTCTCTGTAGCCCTTCATTACATGGATGTTGTCATCTCCGTCGACACCAATAAACAAATATGCAGCGGGATCAGAAAATCCACCATCAAGAACTTCATAATAAGTCCAATACCTCTCATAACCGTCATAGTGTCTAATATGTTTACTTCTATCCCACCAGTTGCAAATAAGACCAACTCTTTTAACAAACTTGCCGTGCCTTCTTACTTGGATCGCCTCTGGACTCAACCCACGAGCCATTTGCTCTTTTTGTTTTTCTGTCAACCAAGGGTTATCATCCCAACCAGCTGTCGAAACGAAATTATCTGGATTGTCTGTATCGAGATAGATGTCATCATAGACCCAAGTCATCCCTTTAATCGGTGTCATCGTCATGATGATATCGAATGGTTGACCTGCCTCTTGCCTGACAAAACACTCTTCCCAAATATCGTGTGGTGGTTCTTCATCAAACCACACTAGTCTCTTGCCAGCCCCTTGAAACTTTTCCCTACCTTGTTCATAAGACTTGAAGTTTATCTTGTTGTCATTGTCTAAAACGATCTCCCCCCACACGCCTTTTTTAACATAAGTAATGTCTTTTACCCTATGTTTCGGAATATATGCCTTTAGCTTCTTTTGGGTCGTTTCTTTTTGTGCGTCATAAGACGGACAAGCAGACCAAATTTCGACTGGGCCGACTATCTTTCTCTTTGGATGTTTTTCCAGTAGATATCTAGTTACCTCTTGAGCTCCCCACTCCGTCTTTCCGACTCTGTTTCCCCAAAATAGAACCCTTACCATCTCGGAGGCGTTAGTGACCTCCTCTTGTTTGGGGTGCTGTTCGGCATACTTGAGGGGATCTTGTCTTTTTCTCTCTATTTTGGCGTTCAGTGCTTTAATGTACGCCCGCTTCTTTTTCTTTTTGTTCGATAACTTTGTCGAGTTGGTCATCAGTAAGGGTATTATAGTCTATTTTTACCTCTGTCTTTACGTCCTGTCTTTCACGCATATCGTGGTTGTTCTGCAACAGTAATTTAACTATTGTGGCATTGACTTCTTTGCCTCCATATATGCCATCATTGACAAGTTGCATTTTCTGATAAGTCATGATTTCGTCCAAAGTGTGCAAAAACTCTGGGTATTTGTCTCGCCATTCATACAAAGTTCTCCTGGCAACATTGAGATATCTAGCAAAGCCTTCTATCATTGGTAGCTCCATATTAGCCTTATCTGTCGTGGCCAAATAATCATAAACCTTAGCACAATATTCTTTCTTATATTTACTGGGGCGACCACCTTTGTTCTTCATTACCCTATTCTAACACGGGTGTTGGACATGGTTGTATTACTAGATCACTATGTGACTGTGGCCAACTACAATTACATTTAGGTATTGGTTCTTTTACAAACAACTTCACTGATAAGATTATGGCTATGGCTATTGCTAGTGTTAGTAAGTATTTCATTTTTCTCCTATTAAATCTTTAATGTAGTCTTCGTCTATTTCCCATCTCTTCCATCCACCCCATTTCTTACTTACTACTCTTTTAGCTGGTATTAGTCCTGCCTTACATCTACGTTGTACAGTAGAAGTGGATTGTCTGATTAGTGTTGCGAAGTCTTGTATGTTCATTCGTCCTCTCCTCTTAGTTTACTAAATAACTCCTCGGTTTTCTCTTTGTTAGACTCTATCTTCTGGTGGCAGATCTCACACAACATGATAACTTGGTTGCGGTCACTTAGTAGTTCTGGGTTAGACCTGTAATGTCTGATGTTGTGTCTGTGTGCTGGGGCTATGAATGTACCATTTAAACAATCTGGGTTCTCACACCACTTAGTATCTGCGAACAATTCTTTAACTATCTTTTTGTGTTTCCTTCTAGTGTTGGCCCATTTAGTCATATAAGTGTCTCAACTTTAACTTCAACTCTTGGGTCTTTTTTATCCTTATGCTTCATTATATATAGTGCCACTACTTGTTTGTCGTTTACTATTACTATGTCCTCTAGGGAGTCTAAGACTAGCTTTAAGTTGTCTACGTCCCTGTCTCTCTTTAAATAGAAGTTAATCACTACTCTTACGTTCTCAGTTATAATCTCTCGCTTGTATTGGGTTTTGTATATCCAACCAACTTCCTCTTTCCATTGTTTAGATTCTGCAGTTAGGTACCTCCGGCTTCCACTATACCCATACATATGATTTGTGGTGGGAGGTAGGGGTAGGGTGAAGGTCACTTCCCCTCCTTGGCTTCTTTCAACAGTTTTTCTCCCACTTTGTCTTGTGTTTCATTTAAGTCCTAATATAATTAATGTTGATAATCCCATTAAACACCACAGCCACCTCTCACGTGTAAGATCATAAAGAAACTTCGCAATAAGAAATATAATGAAAAGAGTCTTCATTCCTTACTCCTTTTCTTTAATGTTGATAAAACTTTATTTAGTCTATCTTTGCTTATCAAAACACTATACCTAGTCTCGTTTATAATCCACGGTGCATTAAATTTAAATACTTCCTCTATCACCCTATCTC